CGGCCACACGTACCCGGGCATGAACTCGACGCAGCCGTACGTCAACGATCAGATCACAGACGCCGTCACGCAGATCGTCGGTCACAGAGTCAAGCCTAGCGAGGGTCAGCTCTTCGGTCACTTTCGCACGTCCTCCGCTGCCGACACGTACGAGCAGGACATACACGTCGATCCTGAGCCAAGCAACCTCTGGGCCGGCGTGATATACCTAAACACTCCGCAGCAGTGCGCGGACAGGCCGGGTACGATCACGTGGCGCCACAAGAAGCATGGGTTTGAAACTGTACCTGCGAACAGAGAGGAGGGTCGCAGGTACGGATTCTCCAGCTACGAAGACATTCGTCGTGAGGTAATATACCGTGACGGTCTCGACCGATCTCTCTGGACCATGACGAACTATGCAGCGATGAAGTTCAACCGTCTAGTCCTGTTTCGCCCTCACGACTGGCACTCGCACGGCGAGAACTTCGGCGTCAGTCTCGAAGACAGTCGCCTCGTGCAGATCTTCTTCTGGAGTCGCGCGTGATTACCGACCGCATCTTTCACTGCCCGGCGATACCGATCGACCGAGTAGCAAACGACGGTCACGAGCTCTGGATCAAGATGACAGACACGTGGAGGTACAGACTCGACTACCTCGGCGCCCTCATGGAGAACATATCGCGAGTAGGCTGCGATCCGATACGCGCGTACGAGAATCCAGACGGTCTGATCCTAGGGCTCAGCGGCATCAACCGCTTTCAGGCGATAAAGAAGCTCGGCTGGGAGACTTTTCCGTCGCTGTTCTTTGCCTCGAGTCGCGACGTTCCGGCCAAGTACACCGACGACATAGTCGAGGTGACTCCAGAGCAAGCAAGGAGCCTCGTGCGCAATCGCGTGTGCACCTCGGTCGTGGAGCACGGTGGGTACAGCTACGAGAAGAGCTTCGAGCCCATCGACTTTCTCATGAACTTCGACGCGAGCCGAGAGACGCAGGAGCGAATGTTTACCTGCTTCTTCTTAGAGAACCTACAGAACCAGTGCTGGGGACACAGCCGAACCGACCTAGAGGCGCAGCTGGTCGAAGCCGTCAAGATGGGTCTCTCGGAGTATTGGCAGGATGAGTGTCGGTCGGGGTTGGAGTACTATAAATGAAGATGTAAACTTTTCTTTAAAGCCCACCGTCTTAATTGTGACTGTTTCATTTTTTCACGTGTCTGTTGTGTTGGTGTAATTCCGATATGGCTTATTGATAATTTTCTTTTAGTTTCATCCGAAGCAAATTTACCCTTTCTTGGTGATGGTTTACCAAGCTTTGCTATTTGCATTTTATATTTAGACTCGATTGAATGACTTTTGTTTTTCCAATTAGATGGTTTTCCTTTATGTGCAGCTGACATTTTAAGTCGCGCTTCGATAGTATGTTTACGGCCAACGTTGAATGTCTTTCCTTTCATCTTTTGACGTGTTTCGATAGAACGTTTACGTCCTTTAGACATCTTACCACCTTTACGTCCACTCTCGACCTGTAAAGTGTGTATAGCATCAGCGCGATCAATCAATCCGCTTAACCAACGCCATGCGAGTCGATCTTGCCACTCGCCCATCATTTCATATCGGTACCGATGGTGCTCAGCGTGCTCCTCGATCGTCAATGGACACGTCATGTTTGACGGATCGTTAGTCCCACCGGCGTGTTTGGGAACTACGTGATGTCGGTGATATATAACTTTAGACATTGCTGGGCCTCCTTACTAGGTCTAGAGCGGATGGGAGTTGGTAGCTCCGCGATCCGCATCAATATTTATAAATAAGGAGTATTCGGATAGCGGAGATTGATGAGTGGCGCAACCTACAAATCGTGCACAATTTTTAGACTACTGCCTTCGCAGACTCGGGGCACCGGTCATCGATATAAACGTGGATGCAGAACAATGCGAAGAGCGGATCGACGACGCTCTGGCCTACTATCGCGACTACCACTTCGACGGCACCGAGCGCGTACTCTACAGATATAAGATCGTCGCCGCCGACCTGACTAACAAGTACATCACGCTTCCGACAAACATAAACGGCGTCATATCGGTCTTCGACATCGGGCGCGCCGTCAACGTCACCAACCTATTCAACATTCGGTATCAGATCCACCTGAACGACCTGTTCGACTTTACTTCGACGACCTACGTGCCGTACGTCATGGCGATGCGCCACATCGAGACGCTGGAAGAGATCTTCGTCGGGTCTAAGCCGATTCGGTTCAACCGATCGACAAACATTCTGTACATCGACATGAAGTGGGACGCCGACGTCAAGGCCGGCGACTACCTGATCGTCGACTGCTACAGGACCGTCGACTCCGAAGCAAACTCGGACGTCTGGTCCGACATCTGGCTCAAGAAGTACGCGACGGCCCTCATCAAGAGGCAGTGGGGAGAGAACCTTAAGAAGTTCGAAGGAATGAACCTTCCCGGCGGAGTGACCTTCAACGGACAGAAGATCTGGGACGAGGCCGAGGAAGAGATCAGCAAGCTCGAGGAGCGGATCAACATCGACTACGGCGGCGTGTTGCAGGATCTGCAGAATTAGTGGCGGCTCTGAGACACGATGGCCACCAGTAAGTACTTTAAGAACTACACGGCGAGGAATGAATCTCGCGTCGCTGAAGACCTGATCATCGAGTCGATCAAGATCTACGGCGTCGACGTGCAGTACATGCAGAGGACTATCTTCAACGAAGACATACTCCTCGGAGCAGACCCGCTATCAAGATTCACGACCGCAGTACCTATCGAGGTCTACTTCAACAATACTCGCAACCTCGACGGTGAGGGCGACTTCCTGAGCAAGTTCAATCTTGAGATACGCGACAGTCTCAAGGTCACTATGGCGAAGAGGCGCTGGGACCAGTTCGTCAGCGAGAAGATCGTCACCGAGAACGACTACGTCCTTCAGGTCGAGACGGCAAACACTCTACAGTTCAACTCGGTCGATAACTTCATGCTTGAGTCCGGCAGCGCGAACGGCTACTCGCTGAACGTGACTCGCCCTAAGGAAGGCGACCTCATATTCGTGCCGTTCATGAACTACGGTAACGGCGCGATCTACGAGATCAAGTTCGTCGAGCACGAGGACATCTTTTACCAGCACGGGCGGCTGTACACCTACGTACTGTCGTGCGACCTATTCACCTACAGCAGCGAGCGTCTAGATACCGGCAACACCGCGATCGATGACGTCGAGAACCGCTACTCGTCCGACATACTCAACTATCAGATCAAGCTCGAGGACGCGACGGCGCTTCTTCACGAGGAGGACGGCTGGGTGCTCCTTGAGTTCGACCTGGTCGACACCGTCAGAAGTGCTAACAATGCGATCATACACACTCTCGCCGACGACTACGTCGACTTCTCTGAGCGTAACCCGTTCTCTGAAGTGGATCGCTACTAATGTTTAGTAATCAGTTCTATCACCAGACGCTGAGACGCTACGTCGTCGCGTTTGGTAACATGTTCGACGACATCGTCGTTCGCCGTCTGAACGCGAGCAACGAGATCATTCAGTCGATCATGGTACCTATAGCGTACGGCCCGAAGCAGAAGTGGCTCGTCCGTATAAGACAGAATCCAGAACTTAAGGCACAAGTTGCTCTGCAGCTGCCTCGCCTTGGTTTCGAGATCACAGGAATGAATTACGACGGCACTCGCCGGCTCACAGGCACGACGAAGAACGTAGCTCTTCGCGCGAGCGACAAGAATAAGCTCGACAGGCAGTACGTTCCCGTGCCGTGGGACATTAGCTTCTCCCTGTACGCGTACGTTAAGAACTCGGACGACGGCGCGCAGATCGTCGAGCAGATCGTTCCGTTCTTCGGACCCGAGTGGACGAACACAGTGAACGTCGTTCCGTCGATGGGAATCAAGATGGACGTTCCTACGATACTTCAGGGCTTGACGGTCGACGACGTCTATGAGGGCGACTATGATTCTCGCCAGACGCTCGTCTATACGTTCAACTTCACGATGAAGGGTTGGTTCTTTGGGCCTATACGCGCTCAGGGAGTCATCAAGAGAGCTCAGACGGACCTGCACGTCGTCGAGCCGGTCGCAAACAGCGACGTGCTCTACGGCATACAGTACCAGAAGTTTACCTCGGAGGAGCTCGACGAAGCAGCCGTCAGCAGCCGACTGCGCGTTCAGCCGGGCCTCCTCGCGAACGGCGTGGGTACGACGAACTCCGCCGCGTCCGTCTCGTACAGGACGATATCCTCCAACACGGCGTGGAAGTACGCACCCAACACATTCTTCTTCACCGACGGGCGTAAGTATGATCCAGCGACCGGACAGGACACATACTGATGGCAGACACCGTGGAAGACAGCATAAGCAAGGCTCTGAACATACCTACGGTGATGAGAGACGTGACTCCACCGGCCGTTGTCGAGGAGGACGACGACTTCGAGTATGCTCGACGAAACATGCGAGACATCATCGAGGAGGGAAAGGCAGTCCTAGCCGCGGCGGCCTCGCTCGCCCAGACCTCAGAGTCGCCCAGAGCGTTCGAAGTCGTGGGGCAGCTCATCTCACACATGACGTCGGCCAATAAAGACCTCATCGACCTAAAGAAGAAGCGTAAGGACATAGAGGGTGAGGCGAGTCAGGCACCTGTAGGAACAACGGTAAACGCGGTGTTCGTCGGTTCGACCGCCGACCTTCAGAAGCTGGTGACTCGCAGACCGAGCGCGTGACGTGACTACTAAGAAGATCGAGGATATGCCCTGGGGAGTGAAGGGCATCGACCGCGCCACTCGTCAGCTAGTGAAGCAGGCCGCAGACAACGCGGGAATGACGATAGGCGCCTGGGTCAAGAAGGCGGTTCACGAGCAGGCTTCCGGAGACAACAGAGAGCGCGGCGTCGAGCTGCCGCCCGAACCTATCGTCGAGCAGATAAGACCTAGAGTGATCGAGCCGACGTCCATCGAGGACGAGGAGGTCGAGGACGAGCTGTCGTACCTAACTGCGCCGGCGCCTCCACTGACGACCAACTATCACGGCGGCGGTACGTCTAAGACGTACCTAGGCAATCCAAACCTCAAGGCTGCTGGCGTAAAGATCGACTTCACGCAGGAGCAGTACGAGGAGTACGTAAAGTGTGCTCGCGATCCGGTATACTTCATCGAGCACTACGTAAAGATCGTGAACGTCGACCGCGGTCTGGTACCGTTCAAGCCGTACCCATACCAAGCGAACATGGTCAATACGTTCAAAGAGAACCGGTTCGTAGTGAGCAAGCTTCCTCGTCAGACGGGAAAGAGCACGACTGTAGTGTCGTTCATGCTCTGGAAGATTCTGTTTCACGACCAGCAGTCAGTCGCCATACTCGCCAACAAGGGCGCCCTCGCTCGAGACATGCTCGCGAAGCTTCAGCTCGCGTACGAGCACCTACCCGCGTGGCTGCAGCAGGGCGTCATCACATGGAACAAGGGCAACATCGTCCTTGAGAATGGGTCGAAAGTCATCGCCGCGGCGACGAGCAGCAGTGCGGTCCGAGGCGGCACGTACAACCTGATATTCCTCGACGAGTACGCGTTCGTTCCGAGAAACATCGCTGAGCACTTCTTCAGCTCAGTCTACCCGACGATCAGCTCCGGTGAGACGACGCAGATCATAGTCGTGTCGACGCCGTTCGGCATGAACCACTTCTACAAGATGTGGACTGACGCCGTCGAGAAGAGGAGCCTGTACGTACCGATAGAGGTGCACTGGAGAGACACGCCTGGGCGAGACGACAAGTTCCGCGAGCAGACCATAAAGAACACCTCGCTCGAGCAGTGGCGCCAGGAGTTCGAGTGCGAGTTCATCGGCTCTACCAACACGCTCATCAATCCGACCGTACTTCGCACGCTCGCTTTCGTAGAGCCGTTTCGCGACAACATCGGCTTCGAGATGTATAAGAAGCCGGAGTCCGGCAGGACGTACGTAATGACGGTCGACACTGCCAGAGGTGTCGAGGGTGACAGCAGCGCCGTGTCGGTGATAGACGTCACGAGCGTGCCGTACGAGCAGGTCGCTAAGTATAAGAACAACCAGATACCGTCGGCATTGTTTCCGGACATCGTGGCGCGGTGCGGTAGAATATACAACGGAGCGATGGCGCTCATAGAGACGAACGACGTCGGGCAGCAAGTCGCCGACTCTCTCCTACTGGAGCTCGAGTACGAAAACATCCTGAGCACCGTGAGTAAGGGTCGAGCCGGACAGAAGCTCGGTGGAGGCTTTGCCGCTAGGTCTCAACTTGGCCTACGCATGACCGCACCCGTCAAGAGAATAGGCTGCGCGAACCTAAAGGACCTAGTCGAGACGCACAAGCTGATCGTGCGTGACTTCGACACGATCAACGAGCTATCGACCTTCGTGTCGTCTAAGAACTCGTACGAGGCTGAAGAAGGATGCCACGACGACCTCGTGATGACTCTCGTCATGTTCGGGTGGCTCGCTAGGCAGAACTTCTTCAAGGAGTTGACGAACACAGACTTTCGTAAGAAGCTCATGGAGGAGCAGATGAACATGTTTGAGGAGGACCTGCTCCCGGCTGGGTTCGTCGACGACGGTAGAACGGAGGAGCCGCAGGCTTTCGACCAGCGTTTTGACAGCGGATTCTACGACTCAAAGTTCTAAAACCACCGAAATATAAATAGGAAGAACGAACTATAACTCGTCCGCACAGAGAGGGAGACGGCGATGGCTTTTCAGGTTTCTCCAGGCGTAAACGTTAGCGAAGTCGATCTTACGACTATCATCCCGGCCGTAAGCACGACCGAGGCGGGTATCGCGGCCCACTCTAAGTGGGGTCCGGTAAACAAGAGAGTCCTGGTAGCGACTGAAGACGAGCTCGTCGCTCAGTTCGGTGAGCCAAACGCCAACACGTACGTCGACTTCTTTACCGGAGCAAACTTCCTCGCCTACGGAAACAAGCTGTACGTCGTCCGTGTCGTCCGCGGCTCAAACACTGCGACTCTATCGACCGACACTAAGGCGGCTCGCAACGCCACCTCGAACGCGGCCAACACCAAGAACACCGTCGTAAAGAGCTCCGACGACTACGAGACGAACTACTCGTCCGGCATCTCTGGAGTTGGTAACTGGATCGCAAAGTACCCCGGCGACCTGGGTAACACCCTCCGCGTTTCGGTCTGCCCGACCGCCAACGCCTGGCAGTCGACTCTATCCGGAACTCTCACGTTCACCAACAACAGCGTGACGGTGACCGGCTCGACCACGACCTTCAACAATCAGATCCGCGTCGGCGACATCCTTCTCGCCGGTCCAGACCGCACCGAGGTTCGCGTCAGCGCTGTCACTAACAACACTTCGCTGACTCTACAGTCTAAGTACGTCGGCAACACCGCCACCTCTCAGGCTAGCGTAACTCGCCGCTGGGAGTTCTACAACTACTTCGACGCGGCTCCGGGTTCTTCCGACTACGCGCTCGTCCGCGGAGGCTCCAACGACGAGATGCACGTCGTCGTCGCCGACGAGGACGGCCGCATCAGCGGCTCGGCCAACACCGTCCTCGAGAGGTTCTCGAAGGTGTCTAAGGCCAGCGACGCAATGACTGCCGACGGTACCGGCAACTACTACAAGGACGTCGTCAACCTCAACTCCAAGTACGTATGGTGGACTGGTGCTCTGACCGGCGTCACGAACATCGGTAAGGCGGCTGCCAGCGTCAACTTCGGTACCGGCACTCAGAGCCGCCCGATCAACGACAGCCTCGTCCTCGGGCGCGACGGCGACACGCCTCGCGACGCAGACTACATCGTCGGTTACAACCTGTTCAACAACTCTGAGGCGGTCGACGTCTCGTTCGTGCTGGCGGGTGAGACGAACCAGACTCGAGCGATCCACATCATCAACAACATCGCTGAGGTTCGCAAAGACTGCATCGCGGTCGTCAGCCCACGTCGCGCAGACGTCGTGAACAACGGCAACTACGTAGGCAAGGAGGTCGACGACACGATCACCTTCCGCAACCTACTGCCGTCCTCGTCCTATGCGACTCTCGACAACTCGTACAAGTATCAGTACGACAAGTACAACGACGTCTACCGCTACGTCCCTATGAACGGCGACATCGCCGGCCTCATGGCTCGCACCGACCTCGAGCGCGACCCATGGTACAGCCCGGCCGGCTTCAACCGTGGTCAGGTTAAGAACGTCATCCGCCTGGCCTACAACGCCAACAAGGGTCAGCGCGACCAGCTGTACAAGAACGGCATCAACCCAGTCGTGACCTTCCCAGGTCAGGGAACTGTACTGTACGGCGACAAGACTCTGCTCGCTAAGCCGAGCGCGTTCGACCGCATCAACGTACGCCGCCTCTTCATCGTCCTCGAGAAGGCGATCTCGACCGCGGCTAAGTTCACGCTCTTCGAGTTCAACGACGAGTTCACTCGAGCTCAGTTCCGCAACCTCGTCGAGCCGTTCCTAAGAGACGTTCAGGGTCGCCGCGGCATCTATGACTTCCGCGTCGTCTGCGACGAGACGAACAACACGCCTGAGGTGATCGATCGCAACGAGTTCGTGGGTGACATCTACGTCAAGCCTGCTCGCTCGATCAACTTCATCCAGCTGAACTTCGTCGCTGTACGCACCGGCGTCGACTTCACCGAGATCGTAGGCCGGTTCTAAAAAGTAGGAGAGGTAGAAAGCAATGGCTTTTAACATCAATCAGTTCTCCGCGGCGGGCCTGCCACT